TTCTTAAAGAAATGGTTTGGGGACTTACGTTCCTGTTCACAAGGAGGGATTAGAAATGCTTCTGCGACTGTGTTCTATCCGATTTGGCATCACCAATTTGATGACCTTATTGTGCTCAAAAATAATCAAGGAACAGAAGAAACCCGAGTCAGACATATGGACTATGGTGTCGTACTCTCAGCATTCTTCTGGCGTAGGTTTAAGAACAAAGAAAATATTACGTTCTTCGACCCAAACCAAGTACCGGACCTCTACGAAGCCTTCTACAAAAACACCGAACTCTTTGAAAAACTCTATGTAAAATACGAACACCAAGATGGTCTTCGTAAAAAAACTATCAGTGCTGAAGAAGTATTTAAGAGTGGCATATTAAAAGAACGCACAGATACAGGACGTATCTACTTAGTGTTCATTGACAATGTTATGAAGCAGGGTCCATTTGATCCCGAGTACCATACAATTTACCAAAGTAATCTTTGCTGTGAAATTCTACTCCCTACCCGTCCTTTTAAGCGTTTGGATGACAGCGATGGCCGTATCGCTCTTTGTACCTTGGGATCGATTAACTGGGGTGCGTTCAGAAATCCTGAGGATATGCGTCGTGCTTGTCGCATTCTCCAGCGCAGCCTGTGCAATATCCTTGATTATCAGGACTACCTTAGTATCCAATCTAAACTAAGTAATGAAGAAATTCAACCACTTGGCATTGGAGTAACTAACTTGGCCTACTGGCATGCCAAACGTGGTTACAAGTACGGTGAAAAGGATGCACTTCAAGATGTTAAAACTTGGGTTGAGCATCAAGCATATTATCTAACAGAAGCCACTGTAGAATTAGCCAAAGAACGTGGACCTTGCAGAGAAAGTGCTAGAACACGATATGGACAAGGTATCTTTCCGTGGGAGTTACGAGCCGAAGCAGTTAACGATTTGGCAGAATTTAGTCCTGAACTTGATTGGGAAACTCTCAGAGAAAACATGATGAAACACGGTGTTCGTAATGCTACATTAATGGCTATAGCACCAGTTGAATCTTCCTCAGTAGTTATTAACTCTACAAATGGTATTGAGATGCCAATGAGTTTAATCTCTGTAAAAGAAAGCAAAGCTGGTTCTTTCGTTCAAGTAGTACCTGAATATCAAAAACTAAAAAACAAATATCAACTAATGTGGGATCAGCGAGACTGTGATGGTTACATCAAAACCGCCGCTGTATTGGCTGCTTATATAGACCAAAGCATTAGTACTAACACTTTCTACAATCCGGCATTTTTCCCTGATCGTAAAGTTCCTACAACACTTATAGCTAAAAATCTGATGCAAGCTCATATTTGGGGCCTAAAAACTTTTTATTATAGTTTGATTAATAAAGCAGGAAGTAAATCAGTTACCGAAGAAGCGCCTCTTGTCCCTATCGATTTTGATGATGAGTCTGACTGTGAAGCTTGCAAATTATAAGGACAACATACAATATGAGTTATATTATCGGATCGTTGCCACCAATCAAATGTTTTGTTAAAAGAGAATTTCTTTATAACTTTGAAAAAGGTCACGGTGAGTTAGAACCTGCAATATGGGTTAGCCTCAAAGCCCTACGAGGGCAAGTGTTTCGTATTGAATCATTATTACCTAATTACGGAGCACTATATGATAAACTACCTATCCACGCTTATGTATGGCAAGAAAACTATACGGGAAATTTACCTATAGATACTTTACAGCTTTGGGATTGCATGGGATATCGCTTTACTATTATTGAAAAAATAGGTCTGCGTAATCTAGGTGTTAAGTTTTTAGGAAAAGATCGTGCATGGCATCACGGAATATATTTATTTACAGTAGACTTTTGTGCTGACGGAATGGATGTTGATACTGGCTTTACTGAGGTTGCTGAAGAACATAAGTCATTTAATTTTATTCGTCTAGAAAACGGTCAGTTTGCTTGTCAGCCTAACAATCGATGTTTGTGGTATGATCAAAGTTTGATTTCAGGCAAAGTAAAATTCCCAGACTTCAAAGCCGCGCAGACTATTTTCACAGTGGATGGCACACGCAAATGGATTGCCGGAGATGATTGGTTTTACACTATTGACGAAAAAAATGAATAACAGGACATATCAATGACCGCTAGAAGTAATTTAGCACAAGGCAGAGAGAGCTATGATGCTGAATTAAGTACAGGCTTGGTTGAATTTTTCAATAGAAATATTACTCCTTATCCTACAGAATCTAGTGGGCCTAAATTTGATTTGATTCCTGTTGAAAAACAAAAAGACATTATGGTCAATGTAGCCAAAATGCACGCCCAACAAGAATATAATCGTATTATGGATTTGGTTAATGTACTACAGAAACAAGCAGCCAGTATTAAACGTAGACTAGATATTACCGAATCAGTGCATAGTGCTAAATATAACTTTCAAATATATCATGGGCAGATATATTGGCTAGCATTTAATCATGTAGATAAATGCACAATATTGACACATAATGGACCTGATGATTGGAGTAGCGGACCACCAAGTCATTATGAGTACATATGCAAGGTGAAATGGTTAGGCGACTATACGTGGATAGAGCTTGACAAAGACGATAATTATAACTAAAATAGAAAACTATGTCAAAACACCAATACAACCTAAACACTAAAACAGACTATATAAATCGTAAAATGTTTCTAGACCCTGAAGGTCCTGTTACAATTCAACGCTTTGAAGAAGTCAAGTATAATAAATTACAAAAGATAGAACAAACAGCTAGGGGATTCTTTTGGGTACCCGAAGAAATTTCTCTATCTAAAGATGCTAATGATTTTAAAGATGCCAGTGATGCAGTTAAGCATATCTTTACTAGTAACTTATTAAGACAAACCGCACTTGATAGTATTCAAGGTCGTGGGCCAGCACAGGTTTTTACACCTGTTGTTAGTCTACCTGAACTAGAAGCACTAATGTATAATTGGAGCTTCTTTGAAACTAACATACATAGTCGCAGTTATAGTCATATCATTCGTAATATCTATAATGTGCCAAAGGATGTGTTTAACACCATTCATGACACTAAAGAGATTGTGGACATGGCAAGCAGTGTGGGTAACTATTATGATCAATTGCATATGATTAATTGCCATAAAGAACTTGGCGAGGCAATCAGTGAAAAGGTACATGTAAGAGCTATTTGGCTAGCACTTAATGCTAGTTATGCGCTTGAAGCATTTCGTTTTATGGTTAGCTTTGCTACTAGTCTTGCTATGGTCGAGAATAAAATCTTTATTGGCAATGGTAACATTATTAGTCTAATTTTACAGGATGAACTTTTACATAAAGAATGGACTGCTTGGATGATTAATCAAGTAGTAAAAGAAGATCCTAGATTTGCTCAAGCAAAACAAGAGTGTGAGCAAGAAGTATACAGTATGTATATGGATGTTATTAGAGAAGAAAAAGATTGGGCTACTTATTTGTTTAAAATGGGTCCTGTAATTGGACTTAATCCTAACATTCTACGAGATTTTGTAGATTATACCGCATTACATGCATTAAAAGATATTGGAATCAAATACACCAATACTAATGTTCCAAAAACTACTCCGATCCCTTGGTTTAATAAACACAGTGACACAAGTAAAAAACAAACAGCATTACAGGAAAATGAATCAACTAACTATGTATTGGGCGTAATGAGTGAATCACTTGATTATGACCAATTACCTAAGGTATAAAAAGGAGAAAGAAAATGAAAGCTACAGTATGGAGTAAAAACAATTGTTCTTATTGTGACCAAGCAAAAGCATTGCTAACAAGCAAAGGAATACAATTTGAAGAAAAGAAAATTGGTGAAGGTTGGACAAAAGAAGAATTATTAGAGGCAGTACCAACTGCCCGATCAGTGCCACAAATTTTTCTCGGTGAAGAGTATGTGGGTGGGTTTCCAGAACTCAAACAAAAATTAGCAGCCTAAGGAATATAATGCTTAATAAAGATGAAATTTACACGTTTAAATTAAACAGTGGAGAAGAATTGATCGCTAAAGTAATTAAAGTAGAAACAGATTTTATTACTATTTTTGATCCAGTATCAGTAGCACCCGGACCACAGGGGTTAGGACTAGTTCCTAGTCTGTTTACCGCAAATCCCGAGGGTGAAATAAAGCTAAATACTAATAGTATTGCAATTTATGGAATAACGGATGAGAGTATACAAGCAAAATATACTCAAGCAACAACTGGAATAGCAGTACCTAATAAAAAATTAATCTTAGGATAATATGGCGCAATTGAGCAGACAGGGTGATGCAAATTCCGCAGGTGGAAAAATTATGCGGGGAGCCGGCACGGTATTCGCTAATGGTATACCTGTGGGATTACATGTAAGTGTAATGACTCCCCATGCTCCGTTTGGAAAACCCCATCCTCCGCATAGTGCTGCTAGAACTACATCAGGTAGTCCTACTGTTTTTGCT